CTTCGTTCCGAAAACAGCGAGAACCGAAAGGACTATTGCTGTTGAGCCACTTGTTAATGGCTACCTTCAGAAGGGTGTTGATGTTTACTTGAGGACACGCCTTAAGCGCATCGGCATCAATTTGGAGGACCAGACAAGGAATCAAGAGATGGCCCGTAAAGGGTCCCTCGAAGATTCTCCAGAGTCCTTCGCGACTATCGACTTGTCGTCTGCTTCTGACAGCATTTCGGTTGGTTTAGTGAAGAACCTGGTACCCGACGATTGGTATCGTCTCCTCGACGGTATTCGGTCGAAAGAGTATGAGTGTGATGGGGTCATTAAGACCTATCACAAGTTCTGCTCAATGGGTAACGGCTTCTGTTTTCCGCTCGAATCTCTCATTTTTACAGCAGCGTGCCATGCCATCGGTGCCGGCGTTCCTGGGACGGATTATTCCGTCTATGGGGACGACATCATTGTTAGGCAGAAATACGCTTTGGAACTAATCTGGCTCTTAAAGAAGATTGGCTTCTCAACAAATAAAAGTAAGACCTTCGTCGAAGGTCCTTTTAGAGAGAGTTGTGGCGCAGACTGGTTCGGTGGTACGAATGTACGTCCTTTTACACTCGATTTCGCCCTCGATTCAGTTGAGGGTGTCTTCAAGTTCCTCAATATAACTAAAGAACGCGCTTTGACAAGCATTTTCTTTAAAGAACTTAGGCCATATATTATGAGCCTTGTTCCAGTCGACCTCCAGCTAGTGAGACCTTTTAAGGTGAATCACGACTCTGGGATCGACGGTTATAATGACGAGTTCTTAAGCAGCGGGAACTGCTTCTTCCAAAAGAAGAAGCAGCACCTGTGTTGGTATGAACTCGAGCACCGACCGGTCTTAGATGAACGACCGATCAGTGCTGGGGCGGATGACGAATCCGTCTGGATGTACGCTTTGCTGTTTGGAGCTCAGAGTAATAATGGGCGCCACGCAGTAAAGTTGTATCTTCGTCGTAAGACGAGAACGACCGTGATCCTCACGGGTCACGGGGGAGCCACTTCTACGTGGCTTCCCTCGAATTAGAGGCATTGCACCTCTATCGATAGGGAACTCCGCGCGCCTACCAAGCGTTCGGAATCACCT